CCAGCAGCAGCTCGGACGTGCCGGAGGCGATCGCCATGGACGCCGGCGGCACCACGGTGAGCTGCGACGGCAGCTCTGGGCTGACGTTGATCGGCGGGTCGACGCCGTCGGCCGGATCCCAGTCGTACTGGTCGGCGGACTCTTCCTGGAGCTCGAGGTCCACACCCAGCGCGCCGTCCTCGCCGCTGAGCTTCCAGCCCAACACGCGATAGGTGGCCGACGAAAGCCCGATCTGTGACAAGGTGACCGAGACGGTATCCGCCGCAACGACGGGCAGCGCCGAGATCTTGCAAGGCAGGGACAGACGCTTCGCCCGCGATTTGAGCAGGGAGATCTTGGCCAGACGCTGGGCGCGGAAGGCGGAGGTGACCCACGGCTGATCCGCGCTGCGCTCGATGTTCTCACCGTCTTCGGTCACGAAGGTGGCATCCGTCACCGGCGGATAGTCGGTCACCACCCAGCCGCGGGCCGGCTCCACATACGCGCCGCGCACCTCGTTGGTCAGCTCGGCGCGGGGGATGCGGTTGCGGAACGTCAACGGGGCGCGCAGATGGTCGGCGGTCAGGCTGAACGTCGATGCGACGAAGGCGCCGGCGGTCATGCGCCACTTCCCTGCCGTCCAGACAAGCGAGCCGGCCATGGCACTCAGGAGATCGTCGATGACGTCCTTGGGCGTCATGTCGCGCGTGAAGGTGCCGGTGGCGGTGTATCGCTTCTGCTCGATGTCGTGGAACCGCACCAGGGCGCCGGCCGTCGTGAACGTGACCGGCGTGCCTTCAATGGCGTTTTGATACGAGGTCGCCAGCTGGAACGTCGACGGCCCTCGGCGGATCACGTAGTACGTGCCACTACCGGTCAAGGGCGACGGCACCGCCGTGGTGGCCCGCAGCGTGATCTTGTCGCCGGTCTGGATGCGCGATTCGACCTGGGTCGTGGTGTAGCCGGAATCGACCGTGGTGAAGGTGTCGAGCGCAGGGTCAGCGGTGACGTACAGCACCGTCCCGGTGTCCAACGGCACCCACTCGTCGCAGACGTCGGCGGCCGCGGAGATCGACGCCGCATCGATCTCGGAGGAGTCGCAGTCGAGCCCCCGCGGTGCCGTCAGATAGTCCCGCAGGATCAGCGCCGGATTGTGCGTGTACCCGGCGGTCGCGGTTCGCGGGTCGTAACAGAGCGCGCCGCGAACCAGTACGCGGACCTGCGGGATGCCGCCGGGAAACTTGTCCTGATCCCACTTGAGCCGCACGTACACGGAGGCAATGCCCGCGCCCTGGTGGGCGCTGGTCCAGGTGCCTCCGGACTCGCTCACAAGATCGGCGAACGCCGATTGCGGCGTCGTTCCGGTCGCGAACTGGATTCGCGCCAGGCCGGCAAAGTCTCCCGACGTGACGTTGCCACTGCCGTCCAGAGCGCCGACCTTGACGTCGTCCAGCCAGACGTCTCCGAACGAATGCACCTGGTGCCCGGCCAGGGCAATCACCATGTGCAGGTATTCCTTGTCCGTGCCGGTGACCTGGGCGAACACCATCGGCCCGCTGACCACCGCCTCACCGTAGACGACGCGGTACGGCGCGATCGCGCTGCGAATGGTGACCTTGCGGTCCAGCACATCCTCCATGGCGCGCTTGCGGGCCTCGCGCATGCTCCAGGCTTGGAGGCCGTAGGACACGGCAAAGGTCGTCATGAAGGCCGGCAGCGCCGCACCACCAGTAAAGAACGTCGCGGCAGCGGCCAGGGCGGCCGCGAGTCCGGGGCCTTTCAGCGACTGGTTGACTTGATCGGCCATGTCACCACCCGAACACTTTGCCGATGGCGTCGCCGACCTTCCGGGCCAGATTCACCGTGGGCTTGGTAATGCCGAACGGCGCGCCCAGAATCTTGCCCAGCGTCGTGTTCAGCGCCTTGTCCAGCGTGCGGTTGAGCAGCTTCAACGGATCGGGCGCCACCGGCCCCTTGTAGACGCCCCAGACGATGGTCTTGTCCTGCATCTCTTCCACATACTCGAAGAACATATCGCCCGGGTTCCGCGCCGTGAAGTCAGCATGGTTGTACCGACGCAGGCGCGGCTGATCCCAGCCCGCCATACGGTTTTCGACGGAAAGCTGAATCGAGGCCTCGGCGCCCAGGCTGACCTCGGGCTCGTCCATGCGACCCTCGAACGTGAGGATCGGATCGCCGATGAGCTCCCAGTGCTCGTCCAGGATCGCGAGGTATTCGCGCATGGTCTGGCCCTGGTAGGCGTCGTTCAGGATCGCGGACAGATACGTGGGGTCGATGCCGCTGAACTGGATGTTGCGGGCCAGGGCCGACGGCGCGATCGACTCCACCACCGGCTCGACGGCCGCCACGGCGCCCGCGCCGATAAACGTATTGCCGTCCCACGCCACGTCGTGCATGGCGCTGCAGAACCGCACGGTGCCGCTGGGGAAGTAGAGCTCGTACAGCAGAGTCCAGCACACGTTCGACGCGGCCAGCGCGTTCTCGGTGGCCAGGACCATGGAGCGCGGCATCAGAAGACCTCGACCAGATCGAAGATGAACGAGTGCCGGCCCATGAAGCCCTGCTCGAATGCAGACCCGTTGCGGTCGCTGGCCAGCATCATGGTGACCGTCGGACGGACCAACGTGATCGCGCCGCCGTTGGTGGGCGAGCTGCGCAACGGCGGCGCGATGGCCACGGACGCCACGCCGCTGCCGTTGGTGGCGGTGGACGCCGTCACCATGTGGATGCGGCCGTCGAATCCGATCAGGTCGCCCGGCAACAGCCAGCCGGAGGTGGACAGCGGCCCGCCGGCAACGGACAGCGTGGATCCGGTCTGCCCGGCGCCGTTGATGGTAGGCGAGCCGCCGCCGATGCCCTCGGGACGAGGCCGTCCGAAATTGGGCACGTACACGCGGCCAGCGCGTCCGCGCATTTGCGCCAGGAACGCCCACAGCAGACGGCTGTCGGCTTTGCTGGTGTTGTGGTACTCGACACGAGTCGCCCAGCGAGCGCCGAGCAGTTCCTGCGTCTGGGCCGCCCCGGTCAGGGGCGACCGGTGCTCCTGCGTCAGTGTCTCGAGCCACCACTCGGTGCGCGTCGGCTCCGCCGTCACGGACGGCCAGGACAGGGTCGTCACGACATGGCCCCCACGCGCCCCATGCGCGCGATGTCGCTGCGCGCCATGGCCGCCCCTTGCATGACCGCCGCGCGGATCACCGCGCCGTCGGTGGGCGCGTTGATGACGATAGTCTGCCGGTAGTTGATGCCGCCGCCGTTGGGCACCACCGTGCCACTGGCGCCCGAGGGCACGTACAGTCGCTCGGGACCATTCTCGCCCACGGTGTACCAATTGCCGCCGGTCACCGCACCACCGCCAGCCCGTCCGCCGCCGTAGGAATAGCCGGAAGGCGTTCCCGCCGACGTGGGCGCGGAGCCGCTGCCGAACAAGTTGATTCCGCCCAGCGCATTGGCGATGGCGCCGAAGATCGGCCGCGTGATGGTTTGCTGTACGGTGAGGCGCGCCAGGTCGGTCAGGATGACGTCGACCAAGCGGCCGAACTCGAACTTTCCGGTCTTGACCATGTCGACGAACGTCTCGGCCGTGGCATTGCCCCAGCCCTCGACGGCCATCTGCAGGTCTCGCATCGCACGGGCACCGGAGTCGGACAGATCCTTGAAACTGTCCTTGCCGACGTCGCGGATCTCGTCGAAGCGCTCCTGAATGTTTCCATACGCTTCCTCGTACTGCTGCGCGCTGATCGTGCCGCGGATGAGCGACTCGTTGAGCAGGTCCAGGTCCTTGATGACTGCCTGCTCCTGCCCGGTGCGCGTCTGGCCGAGCAACGAGTTCAAGCGCTGGGACTGGTCGCGCTGCTGGCGCTCCGCTTCCGTCGGACCTTCCTGCAACAGCTTGACGCGCTCGGCCTGCAGGTCCTGCTCGATGCGCAGTTTCTCGTCGGCCACGCGCTCCAGCTCGCGCAGTTCCGCATCGGAAAACGCCTTGCCGGCCGCCAGTGCTGCCTGGTACTCGGCCTCATAGCGCGCCCTGGCCTCGCCGGCCGCTTTCTTGGCTGCGGCGGGATCGGACTTTTTCGGCGTGGCGATGCGCACCTGCGGACCCACGCCCTGCAGCGACAGGGCCTCGCCTTCGGACAGCGTGCCGATCTTGGGTCGTGCGGTTTCGCCGGGGACGCGGATCGTGCCGGACAGTCCACTGTCTTGCTGGGCGAGCAGGCGGTTGAGCATGTTCAAGCCGCCGGTCATGCCGTCGAGCGCACCGCGCGCGCCCTGGCTGACGGTGGCCGTGCGGCCGATGTTCTTGAGCAGATCGTCCCAGGCGTTCGACAAGGCGCGGGTCGCGCCCGCCAGTCCACCGCCGGCCGCGGCGCCCGAACCGCCCACGCTGTTGGCCAACTCCTCAAGCACGATCTTCTGCGCTTCGGCGCTGCGCCCGGTGTCCATCAGTTTCTGGGCGAGTTCCTGCTGGCCCTCGGACAACCGCACGCCGGCATCGCGTAGGCCCTTCATTCCGGTGGCCGGGTTCTGCAGAGCCTTGCCCACGGCCGTGAACGCCGATGGCAGGTCGCGACCGAGGGAAACGGCCAGATCCACGGCCAGGCGCGATGCTTCCTTGAACGTATCGCCGGACACTTCCCGGAACCGCAGCAGGGCCACCGTGCCCTCGCGGATCGGGTCGTCGTCGAAGCCGCTCACCTTCGACAACTCGGACACGAGCCCCTCGACATCGCGCGCGGTCAGACCGGCGGCGTAGCCGGTGGACCGGAGCGTGGCGCCCAGCAGCGCGGTGGAGCGCTCGGCCTCGAGCGTGGAGTCCATGATGGCGCGGCCGAACTGCACGATGCTGCCCACCGACAGCGCGCCGGCCAGCACGCCCTTGAGGCCGGCGGCGATGCCCGTGACCGAGGACAGCCCGCGCTCGACGCCGGCGAATGACGTCTGCACGGAGCGCGCACTGTCGCGCGCCTCGCTGGCCACCGACTCCATCGCCCGGCGGAACTGGGCGACGTCGGCGGCGATCTCGTACTCGTAGCGCTTATCGGCCATGGATCACTCGTCCGGTGCGTCGAGCGTGTCGCGGATGACCTGCAGGCGCTCGACCATGGCTTCCCAGTCGCGCACCGTCACAAACCCCGCCAGCAGCGGCACGCGCTCGAGGTAGTAGCCCCCGAGCAGGTTCCACAGTGCCAGCGCCTGGCCGTTGTCGGCATCCAAGGGCGGCGGGTCGGCGTAGAGGGCATCGGCGAGCGTGTGTTTCAGTTGACGGGCGCGGGCGCGTCGTCGCTCGTGGCTGACGCGCTCTCGGAGTTTTTTAGGGATTCCTCGATCGCCTTGTCGCGCGCGGCGATGCGATTCTTGATGTCGGTCCACAGGTCGATCATCCACACCGTCTGCTCGTCGAACAGCAGGGCCAGCGTGTCCGGACCGAAGGGCAGGACGTCGGACGGATTCTTGGCGTCAGGCAGCGCGTGCTTGACCTGCACGCCGGACCACCCAGTCACTGACGCCAGCACGACGGCGCGCACCTTAGCGGCGGCATCGTCGGCGTATCGAGCGTCGATGGCCAGGCGCTCGAACCGCGACGGATAGCGGACATTGAACTTGACGCCGTCCCTTTCGCGGTCATGCACAAACTCGCGCACCGCTTGAGCACGGCGCGCGAAGGCCTGCAGGTCGAATCCGTCTTCGGTCATGCTCATGAGGCGTAATAGGTCTCGTCGGCCACTGCGGACAGCTGGATGGAACCCACGGCGATGGAGCCGTTGTTCCCGAATGAGTTGTTGAAGCCCCAGTAGGCATTCCCGTAGATCCGCTTCGTGCCGAGCGAGATCCGGAACGCCACCGGCGTGCCCCCGCGCGCCGCGCTCTCCACCACCGTCTGCCAGCCAGACGCGGCGGGCCAGTGGAACGGGAACGTCCAGACCACGGGCTCGGCCAGGCCGGGGATGATGATGCGGCGCAGGTCGTCCACCTCGGTGCCGTCGAGCTGCTCAAAGCCGCCGCCGCTGGTCGTGAAATCGGGACGCAGGCCGGTGATGCTGGTCCATGCGGTGATTTCGCGGATGGACCCGACGCCCTCGCCGGCCGGATAGTCGGACGTCGAGGACGTGCTCACGCCCTCGAGGTTCACGTTGTCAGTGCTCACCGTGCCGGCGCGGATGATCCGGTTGTTGAGCCGCTTCCATCCGCTGGTGACTTCCATGATGTCGCCCTCGAGCACGCCGTGCGAGGACTGCAGCGTGGCCACGCCGGTGGAGGCATTGCTGACGGCCGACATCGTCTTCGAGGAGCCGTAGGTGCTCGCGATGGCGAGCTGCAGGCCGACGGTACGTAATCCACTCATGGCTGTTCTCCTGTGATCAGCCGGGCAGGTCGAGACCTGCGGTTAAGTTGAAGTACTGGAATCGATACGGCAGCGCCACGCGCGCCGGCGTGCCGTCGCCGCTTTCGGCGTTCCACGACCGGCCCATGCGCATGGGCGGTTGCGTGTCCGTGGGATACGTGCCGGCGCGGATGAGCGCGTGGGCCGACACGACGACGGCATCGGCGACGGTCTCCCACGCCTGCGCCTGGGTGGCGGCCACGTGCACGTCGACCACGATCACCAGCTCGTTTTCCTCGGTCGAGGCGTCGATCTCGGCGTTGCTGGTGGTCTCGTCGGTGAGGCGCACGTTGATGCACGGACACTCCTCGCGGCTGATCGGATCCACCCGGCCGCGGTACACGCGCGTGCCTACCGCCGCGATCTGGCCGTGCAGCGAGTCGTACACGGCGTCGGCGATTTGTTCCGCGAGGCTCGCCATGTCAGTCCTTTGAAAGACGCACAGTCAATTCATCGCCGAACTCGGACCGGCGCACGTCCATCACGGTGTACTCGGCCGCCTCGATGGTGACGGTATCCCCGCGCGCCAGCGTGGGCAGGTCCGATGCGATGCAGCGCATGACGTAGTCGGTCACGAGCCGGTCCCCGCCCAGGCCCTCGACGTCGGCGCGCTCGAAATGCACCTGGGCCGTGGTGGCGCCCACGGTCGCGGAGACGGTCAATCCGTCGTCGGCGGCGTAGAGGGCGGCGAGGTCGGTGGCGAAGGTCATGAGGAGCGCGCCGCGCCAGGCAGAACGGCGCCATACGCGCCGATGGGACACGACCCAGGCCGCATGCGGCCGGTCATCAGTTGCACGCCCTCCACATAGGTCCCCGCAGCGGCCAGTGCATTGTCGGTCGCCAGAGTCGCCCAGGTCGCCGTATCGGGCATCACGAGCGCGCCGTTGCCCTCCTTGTACGCCCCGAGATTTGCCTGTACGCTGGTGGCATCGAGCGTCGCACCCGGCGTGCCCGCTTCATCGACACGGGAATACGTTTCCGCAAACGTTCCGACCGAACAGTTGAATGCCCGCCCATCACCGCGGAATGCGAAATTCTTGACGGTCACGGTCGCGTTGGCGTTGGTGGTGTTTACAACACCTTGAGCGCATTCATCTGCCTCGCAGTTGGTCAGCGTCACGGTCATGGCCTGCGTCGCCGACGCGGAACCGTGTACTCCGTTATTGGACCCGGACACGTAATACGCCGCCACCGACGCACGGCGCACGATGACCCCGCGCACATGATCCTCGTGGCCGCTGGCCGCCACCCCCTGTCGAAACACCACCCCGTATTGCACGTCGTCGATCTCGTTGGGGCCGATGACGTTGACCGCGGCGGTATCGCGCAACAAGATGCCCGTTTTACAGCGGCGCATGGTGTTTTTCGCCACATAGAAACCGCTGATGTAGTTGCCGGTGTCCAGGCTATTGTTGGACAGCATGATCCCCCGGCCATTGCGATCCCCTGACCATCCACGGCCGCAATCCTCAATGAGGTTCTCAATGATGAGATTGCCGTCGATGCGCTGGGTGGTACCGTTGCAGGTGGCCTCGATACCCGCATACCCGGCACGCCGGATCGTGTTGCGGCGAAACACCTGGCCGCGCGCGGTCTTGTTGGACAGGTTGCGCAACTCCGGCGAGATCGAGGCATCGAACGCATCTTCGAAGACGCTTTGCTCGATGACCCAATCGTTGTTGTCCTCGTAGAAATCGATGTGGTTGCCGAGATAGATCCCGCTGGTGTACTCACCGCCGCACACGCCGAAATGGCATTGCCTGATGCGGGCGCCTGTCTTTGTGCCGATATGCACGTTGTGGCGATACGCGCCCAGCAACCGGAGGCCCTCGATATACAACCCCGCGCGCGCTGCGCCGGAGTCTCCGATGACATACTGCCTTGCGGAGACTTCGCAACCATCCGGGCATTCCGGAGACTTGATATACAACTTCCCGCCGGTGCTGTCGTAGCTGAAAGAGTAATCGGTCATGAGCACGGCGGTGGCCGCCAGTGTGCTCGCCCACGCCACGAACGTGAGCGGAACCTCGGCGACCTGCACGTTCCAGCCCGTGGCAATGGTCTTTTCCCAGACCTCTTATGTGGCGTTCCACACGAAGCCGGTGGCCACGTCCGCACCGCTGATCGTGGCGTATTCCGACCCGCCATAGACGCCCAGCGTGATCCGGTCAGCGCCGATGAGCGACGTGGGAATGTTCTCGCGCGCGGTGGTGCCGGAGTCCTGCAAATAGATGTCGCCACTGGCGGCGGACACGCGCGTGTCGAGATAGGCCCACGTGGCCCACGGCTCGGACGTCGATCCGCTCCTGCCTGCGCTGTCCACACCCTCCGTTGGAGACACTCGATAGGTCGCCATCTCCTACTCCTCGACGATGGCGCCGTACTTGATG